GCGCAGGCCAGTTCACCCACGCGTCCCGTTCCTCCCGCGCCAGCCGGAACACCAGCGCCAGCGCGCGGGCCCGCTCGATCAACTCCCCCTTCAGCTTCTGGAGCCGGATGCGCCGTTCCTGCGCCTTCAGCACTTCGTTGGCCGTCTTCGCCTGCAGGAAGGTCGTGCCGCCGCCGACCGCGGGGACCGCCAGACCCTGTTCGCGCAGCGTGTCGCCGACAGCGGCGACCGCCGCCTCGGGGACCGGCTTGAGCTTCGGCGCGGGCGGCTTGCGGGTCTTGGACGGGTCCGTCGTTTCCGCCCGCCGCGCGTCACTGGCGGCCGCGTTGATGCTGCCGTCGGGATAGAGGACCAGCCGCTCGGCCGTCTTCGCCTTCTGGATCGCGCCGCGCGACAGCCCGACATGGGCGGCGTACTGGCGCTCGCTCATGCCCTGCATCGACGGCTCCGATTATCATTCAGAATCAGGTGCTTATCGAGTTGATAAGCGCGGCGGACAGAGCGAACGTCACTCCAACGAAGCGATGCAACTCGAGCCAAGGAGCTACCCCGATGACCCGCCGCGCGACCGACAACACGAAAGCCCTCGACGCCTTCATCGCCGCGAAGACCGAGATCGATGCGATGCTGGAGCGGCTTGCCGCCCTCAGCGCGGACCATTTCGAGACCAGCCCCGACGAGATCAACTGGGGCCATGTCGGCACCCTGAACCACTACAGCGCCAAGCTGCGCGAGATCACCGACATGGCCTTCAGGGAAGGCGAACACGCCGAGTGAGACGACCCGCTCCCGGTCCCGCCCGCCGACTGGCGGGCTCGGCCTCGTAGAAGGGCCCGCATCCCGCGCGCCCCGATACGGGAGACGACGATGACCAAGCTTTCCGACACCCAAGCCCTGATCCTGAGCGCCGCCGCCCAGCGGCCAGAGCACATCGCCCTGCCGCTGCCCGAAAGCCTGCGCGGCGGCGCCGCCGCCAAGGTGGTCGGTGCGATGCTCGCGAAGGGCTTCCTCGAAGAGGTCGACGCTGACCTGCGCAAGGGCGAGCCCGTCTGGCGCGAGACCGGCGATGGCCACGGCGTCACGCTGGTCGCCACCGACGCAGGCCTCGCCGCCATCGGGATCGAACCCGAGGACGCGAACCCCGCGCCGGACACCCCCACCGGACCCGAAGCCGCGCCCAAGGCGTGCACGCCGCGCGAAGGCACCAAGCAGGCCACCCTGATCGCCATGCTGCGCGCGCCGGACGGCGCGACCATTGAGGAGATCATGGCCGCGACCGGCTGGCAGTCGCACACGGTGCGCGGCGCGATGGCCGGGGCGCTGAAGAAGAAACTCGGGCTCGAGGTGACCTCCGAGAAGGTCGAGGGGCGCGGGCGGGTCTACAGCTTGCCGGGCAACTGACGCAGCGGCGAACGCCGGTCCCTATGCCGCCGTCCCGCATGGGCCGGCGGCTTCTTTGTGTAGCGTCGCCTCCGGCCAACGTGAAACGACGGGTTTCACGCACGATAGCCATATCTCTCGCGCGACAATCATAATTCACGCACGATATTGCATTTTCATGCGCAGCCCATATCTTTCGTGTGAACCCGGATGAAAGGCAGACACCTATGGCATTTCGAGCAGACGAGGCGGTACAGGACGGCTACGAGCGGGCGCGACGGATCTTGGTCCTGACGCCCGGGGTCGATGCCGACCAGCGAGAGAAGGCGGACGACGCGCTGCAGGACCTGATCGACGCGCATGGTCCGGTCGTGCGCGGATATCCAACGTGGCACCCCTTGGTGCCGCAGGAAAATCCCCAGATGCCGGTGACGGACCCCAGCGACCGTTGCGGCTATCAAGGTCTGGACCACACGATCTATTTCGCACACGCGTTCGTTTCGTGCCCTTACGGAGATGGCTCAAAGATCATCGAGTCTGTAGAAGCGATGGAGCCCCATCCCTGCGCCACGATCACCGCCGAGCGGCTGGACGTTCCCTTCTACAATTCGGGTACCACGCCGATCCTCGTCCGCTGCAACTGGCACGAAGCCTTTCCCGAGCGCCACATGGTGCCCAAGAAGCTCGCCGTACCGCTGATGATCCAGCAAGAGATGCGCATGTGGCACCGCGCTGAAGTCGGCGAGCGGTGGGATACGATGCGTCCCTACCTGCTCGGTGATCCCCATGGGTCGCGCTCATCGCTGTTCGTCAGTCAGGAGACGGCGATGGCGATGAAGCGCGTCTACACGGCGATGGTGGAGTCCGGCATGTTCGGGCCGTTGCGAATGGACTGACGCCTCGTTCATCATCGCAGCCCGCGCGCTTGATGTTCGGGGCTATCGCACCCGTATTGCCTCGAACAGTCGCCGCAAGATGTAGGACCGCGCGATGCTGACCACCGTGAACACCGCCCCCATCTGCAGGTTCTGCGCCAGCGTCGTGTGCAGCCCGAAGGCGGGGAAGATCAGGATCTGCGTGACCACGGCGACGCCGTAACCGACGATCACGTTGGCGACGGACTCGACCAGCGACATGAGGCGGGTCTGCTTCATGCCGTCACCTCATTCATCGGCCAGCAGTTCAGCCGCGAGAGTTCGCAGCGCATGCGCCGCAACCAAGGGGACCACGCCATTGCCACAGAGGCGAAGTCGGTCCACCCGGTGGGCCAGCCCATCAGCGCCTCGACGAACAGCGGGTTCAAGGTCCGGCGCGGCTCGGAGGTATCGCGCCCAGCCATCGGCGTCACCAGGACCTGGCGGCCAAGCAGGCCGTTCACAGGCGTGTTGGCGAGGCTCGTCGCGCCATCCTTGTGATCGCGGGCCGTCGGTGTCATCCACATCCCAGCCGAATGGGTCAGGTCGGCCGAGCGGCGATTGCCCGCGCTCGGCTTGCAGCCATCGTTCGCCATCGGCGTCGGCCACATCGCAGCCGTCGTCGCAAGGTTCATCCCGTGTTGGCCCGCTTCCTGAGACGGCGTCGGCTTCGTCTGCGAGTTTTCGTTCGCACTGGCCCTCGGCGTCGGCCAGAGCCGCAGCAGTTCCGTCCGGTTCCCGCCACTCGACCGGGTGCCGGAGCAGGCGCGCGGGGTCGGCCAGCTCGTCCCCCTCGCGGATGGCGAGGATGAAGAGCCGCTCGCGCTTGTGGGGCGCGCCGACTTCCGCCGCCGTGAAGAGGCCTGCCGCAAGGCGGTAGCCCATGCCGACCAGTCCGCCGGCGACTTCGGGGAAGCCGAGGCGGAGATGATGGGCGACATTCTCGAGGAAGACGAAGGGCGGTTTGATTTCGCCGATGATGCGGGCGACATGCGGCCAGAGGTGGCGCGGGTCGTCCGCGCCCCGGCGCTTGCCTGCGACCGAGAACGGCTGGCACGGATAGCCCGCAGTGACGATGTCCACCGCGCCGCGCCATGAGCGGCCGTCGAAGGTGGCAACATCGTCCCAGACAACAGCCCGATCCAGGGACGCGTCTTCCATCCGCGCCACGAGAGTGGCTGCGGCATAGGTTTCCCGTTCGACATGGCCCACAGCACGATATCCGGGGATGGCGATGGCGAGCCCGAGGTCGAGACCGCCCGCGCCGGAGCAGAGGGAGAGGCCGAAGAGGCATGCGTCTCCGGCCCCGGAAGCGTCTCCGGAGGAAGGTAAAGCCAGGTCATGCATGTCACGCGGCGGTCTTGCGCTTTCGCGCGGGTTCGAGGGCGGCGTCCGTGTCCGGCGCGTCGGCCGGGGCTTCGGCACCGTCGCTCAGCCGCTCGGTCCTCACCTGCGCGAAGGTCCGTCCATCGCCGTCGAGGATGGCGGTCTTGCCGGTCTCGGCCTGCCAGCGCTCAACGGCGACATCGACATAGGCTGGGCTGATCTCCATCGCGAAGACGCGGCGGCCGTTGGCCTCGCCCGCCATGATCTGCGAACCCGAGCCCGAGAACGGCTCGTAGCAGAGCCCGCCGCGCGCGACGTGCTGGCGCATCGGGATCCCGAAGGCGTCGAGCGGTTTCGGCGTCGGGTGGTCGGGGCGCTCGTCCTTCGCAAAGGACGGCATCTCCCAGGTCGAGGGCAGCGTCTGATCGGCCACCTTCGGCGGGCGGTTCGGACGGCGCCAGCCCATGAAGCAGGGCTCGTGCTTCCAAAGGTAATGGGACCGGGTCAGCACCCCGCGATCCTTCACCCAGATGATCTGCTGGTGGACGAAGGCGCCCGCCTTTTCCCAGCAGGCTTCCAGCATCGCCTGACGGCGCGAGGCGTGCCAGCAGTACCAGGCGGCATCCTCGGCGATGGCCTCGGCGACGGCCGCGGCGATGAAGCCGTCGTAGAGCTCCGCGCCCTGAGAACTGTCGTCCCAGGTCGTGCCGTAGGACGCGGACCAATCCTTGTTGCGGGTCGGATGGTTCGAGCCGTCGTAATCGACGAGGTATGGCGGGTCGGTCGCGAACAGGATCGCCCGCTCGCCATTCATCAGACGACGCACGTCGGCAGCGCTGGTGCTGTCGCCGCAGAGGAGGCGATGGTCGCCAAGGATCCACAGATCACCGGTGCGCGACGCAGGATTGCGCGGCGGCTCGGGGATGGTCACTGGCGGCACGGAGCCCCCGGCGCCACCTTCTTCACCGTCCCCCTCCGGCACGAAGGCCAGCAGCTTGTCGAGCTCGCCATCCGAGAAACCGACCAGCGACAGGTCGAAGTCGTCGGCCAGCAGGTCGTTCAGCTCCGCCGACAGCAGCGCCTCGTCCCATGTGCCGAGTTCGGTCAGCTTGTTGTCCGCGATGCGGTACGCCCGCCGCTGCGCCTCGGTCAGGTGACCCAGCACAATCACCGGCGCTTCGATCAGCCCCAGCTGCGTTGCGGCCAGCACGCGCCCGTGCCCGGCGATCAGTTCGCCGTCCTCGGCCACGAGGCAAGGCACGGTCCAGCCGAACTCGGCCATGCTGGCGGCGATCTTCGCGACCTGGTCCGCGCCGTGGGCCTTCGCGTTCTTCGCGTAGGGCTGGAGGCGCGACAGCGGCCACGTCTCGATCGCGTCCGGGGCGAAGCTCAGCGTCATGGTGGGCAAGGTTCCTCGGTCGGGTGGATGCCGGTGGACTCCGGATGCCGCGCTGGACTCCACACGGGGTCCAGAGGCCACCTGCGGTGTCCGGCCTGAAGGCCAGCGTTCATTGGTGTTTGCGCGGGGCGCGCGTGGCTCCGGCTTCCGGGTGGCTTCCCAAAAATCCGGCCCTGCCGCTGGCGATGTCCCGCGCTTCGCCCGCCAGCATACGAAGACGCCCAGGAAGGAACCGGAAACTGCCGTGGGATGGACCCCGGCCGGACCCTCGCTGGATACCGGGGTCCAGAAGAGCCCCGCCAACGCAAAGGGGAGAGCGAGCTTTCCAGCGCACTCTCCCCATCTTGCCTTCGGAATAGCATGGATCTGTTGCAGATGTCGAAGGAAAAAGTGTTGCAACACATTGGAGTCACTGCGCATTCAGACGCGCCGCGATCTTGGTCAGCGCCAGCTGCCAACGCCGCCACGCGGTCGTGCGGTCGCAACCCAGTTCCCCGCTGATCTGCTTCCACGGCACGCGGGCCGCGCGGGACCAGACCAGCTTGCGCTCCGCCTCCTCGATCCAGAGCACCCAGTCGAAGGTCTGCTCGAGTCGGGTGATCGCGGCGGCCGAGGGCCAGACCCGCATCGGCTGGGGTTCCATCGCCGCGATCTCGCGGCTGGTGCGCACGATGTTGGGCCAGGTGTTGAAGTAGCCCTGCGCCTTCACCGGCGGCAGCTTGCGCAGAGTGCGGAACGCCTCCTCGAAATGATCGGCGACGCAATCGGCGGTCCATTCGCGATCAGCCATGACGCACCTGCCTGTCGGAGGGGCGCGGGCCGTAGAGCTTCTCGCCGAGCTGGCGGACCAGTTCACGTTCGGGCCAGGTGAGGCGGTCGTCATCGGCGGAGACCGCGAGGACGCCCTGTTCTCGCCAGCCCTCGCGCTTGACCTGCTCGGGATCCCGGCGTCGGCCGCCGTAGCCGTGGGGATGCCATCTCATGCGACACCCCCGTTCGTCTCGATCGCCCACAGCAGGATGGCGATGGCGTCGGCCTCGTTGTCGTCGGCCGGGCTGAAGCCGCGGGCGCGAACGGCGGCGACCATGGCGGCCTTGTCGGCGTTGCCCTTGCCTGCGGCATGACGCTTGATCGTGCCGACCGGAACGCCCTCGTAGGGCACGCCGCGCAGTTCTGCCCATGCGGTCAGCGTGGCCATGAGCCCGCCGTAGATGTGGCTCGCATCGGTGCCCGCGTGGCGGCGGACTTCCTCGAACCAGATCGCGGCGACAGGGCCGGACAGCCGGTCGATCTCGGTCAGCCAGTTGGTGAAGCGCAGGTAACGCATGCCGCCACCGTCGAAGCGGCCGGGGCGCAGCGAGACCGTGCCGCTGGTGATCAGACCGTCATGGCCGCGGATCGCCCAGCCTGTCGAGGTGCCGAGGTCGAGCGCGAGGATGCAGCGGTTGCGGGGGGCGTCGAGCGGCAGCGATTCAAACCTTGCGCCGTCGCAATTCGGGATCAGAGTCGGCTGAGCCATGATGGGTCTCCTTTGCCGGTGGCGTGTCGTGGTGGAAGACGACGGCGGTCTGGTGCTTGGCGGTACGGGGCCGCCGTCGTCGGATCGGGAAGCACAACAGACCGTCACGGCGGCGCGCGCGGCTGGCCCGGACGTATGGGAGGAGTGGCCAACCCTGTGGGGTGGCCCTCCCATACGTAGTATGGGGGTTTGACACCTAACTGTTCCGGGGAGGACAAGTAGCTGAAAGTATTGCGAAATAAGACTTCATGAAGTCTTCGGGCATGAGTCAGGGACCTGACACTTACTTGCCCGTAACCCTTTGATTTCGTTGAGTGCACAGTTGGCGCTGTCATATGAGTCAGGCCTCACTCATATGAGTTAGGTCGTCCTCGAGCCCCTCCGGGTAGACCCAGACGGCGGGGTTTTCGACCTGCAGGCAGAGCCCGGATTGGGGGCATTTGAAGTGGCTGGGCAGGACCGAACGGGCGGTTGTGGTGACCTCGCCGGTGTCTGGATCGACATGCTCGACGGGCGCGCCGAACTGCATGCCCTCGACGCAGAGATAGCCGAACCGCGACCGGGTGACGGGGAAGCCGAACCCCGAGGGGTCGCGCAGAAACTTCACGAAGCCCTTGGTCGCCAGCACGCTGAGGCGCTCGCGGATCGTGTGCTTGCTGCCCAGACCGCCCCGGTTCTCGAAGGTCTCCGCGAACTGCATGGCGGTGTAGAGGCGCTCGCTCGCCGCCTCATCCAGCAGCATGCCGAGGATGACATCGTGCTTGCGCAGCCGCTCGGCATCGAGTTTGGCCCCGACCTCCTTGCGCACCAGGCGCTCGTTCATCGGGTTCAGCTCGACCCATTCACCCTTCACCTTGTCGATCAGCTTGCCCGGTAGCGCGGGGCCGTTGCGCAGTTCGATCTCCAGTTTGCGGACGGTGCTGTCCTCGTCGGGCCGGTGCATGAGCAACCCCGAGGTGTAGAAGCCGCGCAGCGCGCTGGCGCCGGAGAGCGCGAGGAAGGGATCGTCCTTGACCTGGTGCTTGCTGGCCTTGCGGGTGTGGTGGGCGAGGATGAGGCCCGCGTCCGGATTGATCGCCTCGCGGAGAAGCTCCACCCGGTCCTTCAGGAAGAACATC